ATGGAACGATTAAGCTCGGAAGAAATACAAAAATACATAAACGAAATCAAAGAAAAAGGTCTTTATGAAAAATATCAGGCAATGATTTTGGATGATTTTGAGGAACACCATGTTGTTTATCTTTTAGAAGAAAATGAAATCATCGCTCTTGCCTATAAAAATCAGGTAACTCCTTACTCCATGAAAGAATATTACAATTGGTATGAAATGAATTTACTGATAGAAGAAGACGAGTACGGATTATAATATGGGAATTGAAAATATCTCTTGATATCTGCATACACTTTACTAAGATTATCAAAATAAAAAAGAATTAAAAAATTTTTTAAAAAAATCATTGACAATATAACTATTGTATGCTATTATTAAGTCAATCATATAACGTTTCCTTAAATTTTAGTTTTAATTTCTACGAAAAGAAAAGCACTGAAACCTTAGAGTTTACGGTGCTTTTCTTTTATTTGTACCTATCATTTTTCTATCTCTTAAAAGCTCGAAAAATCGTTTGAAATTTCTCCTACTGATAACAAACTGTTAACAAAAATAAAAAGTAACTATTTTGATTTCTGTAATTTTAATTTATCAAATCAATAGCCTTTCTCAAAGCTTCCAAATCCTTGTGAACATAAGTGTTTATAGTAGTTTTTACGTTCTTATGCCCAACTAATTGAGCAAGGATTTTTTTGTTCATTTTTGTATCATCCGCCATATTCGAGAAAGTATGCCGAGTATCGTGTATTGTGTGGTTCATTTTTACCTCCTCCATAAAATTTTCAAATTCTTTTCTGAACCGAGCATAAGTAACTTTCTTATCCTCATCTTGTGTGTATAAGTATTTTCTATTTTCCGCAAGCAATTCATCAATCAGTCCTTGTATTTTGCTATGTATAGGAACAATTCTATTTCTTCCTGCTTCCGTCTTTGATTTTATAATTTTCATGTATCCGTTGTTGATGACCTCTTTATTTAAATTTAGAAACTCGCTAATCCTAAGACCTGTATAACTCAATATTAAGATAGCTTTCGCTATCTTTCTTTCAGAATATTCAAATAGTATTGCCATTTCCTCTTTTGTAAAATTCTTTCGTTCTAAAACAGCCACTTGCTTTTTCATATCTAATAATTTTGAAAAATCTTTATCTACTATTTCATGTTTCATAGCGTATTTAAAGATCCCTGCAAGAACCGCTTTTACTAATTTTTGAGAACTAGCAGAATCCACTTTATCTATAAAGTCCTGTAAAAATAAAGCGTTTAATTCTTTAAAGCTTACGTTATCCAGTTTCGACAAATATTTATTGTATATAGAATGATATGTTTTTATCGTATTTTCTTCTACCTTTTTAACATGACCCTCCCACCATTTTTCATAAATTGTCTTAAATAGTAACTTTCTTCTCTCCGTTTCTTTCGGATCATATAATAGTAAAGCCTTATCCGCCTCCTGCCTTGTCTCAAACGTTCCTATGACTTCCCTTTTTACTTTTTCGGTTTCATAGCTCATTTTCGCAGGAGATAAGGCTGCCCATGCTTTTCTCCTTTTTCCTGAAAGCTTAACCACTGTACCGCAGCCATTTGCTCTCCTTTTGTATTTTGCCATATAAAAAATCACACTCCTTTAAAACTTGACGTACTTAAATAGAGTGTGCTATAATCTACTTAATACAATTATATAGAGTTACACACTCTAGGGCTCTCTCTTGCTACCGTGAATAGCGAGAGGGAGTTTTTTATTTGAATATAATTAAATAAACAATTGTCGATAACAAAACTACTAAACTAATTTTTAAAATTATGGGAAGTATTTTTCTATTTGTTGATATATTTTTGCTCGACGTTTTAATATATTCCTCTATTTCTTCATCAGATACCAACTTTCCTGACATAATCTTATTAACTGTTTGATTTAAAATAAAAATTTTAGAATGTTCTGGTAATTCCTCTGCTATCAGTTTTTTAAAAATATCTTGATGTACATATTCCATAACTATTTTTTTATCTAACTCGAAATGTTCATGTCCTTCAAACTCTATATCATTTTCATGTGAAAACTTTCCTAATTTTAGTGGGTCTATCGTTGTTTTATTATAAATTTTATTATAAAGTGCTTTTTTAGGGTTGTTGACAATTCCCATTCCTTTTTTCCCATACAATGGATTTATTGCACTTTTAGCCTTTCTCTTTAAAACCCCAGTTGTTTTAGCTTTTAATCTTTTTTCCAAATTAGGAGTTCTAAAACCAAATTTCATTCCGCCACCTCATTCATTTTAGTTAGGCAGTTTTTCCAAAGCATAATCCGCTTCTTCTTTTGTAAAAGCTTCTCCGGCAGAAGCTGTTAGTTGTTGATGGATTGCTTTTCTCGACATGTGCATTGTTTCTTGATACATTTTAGCTTTCTCTAAAGCATTGTTTTTCCAATCTGCTACAACATTGTCTATCGCATATTGTGCGTCCTCTTTGCTAAAACCTTCAACTTCTGAAATAAGTTGATTATAAATTGCTTTTTTAGACATTGACATTGTAGTGGCATAAAGTTCTGCTTTTCCTAAAGCTGCAATCGCTTCTGCTGATACTTTTTCTTTTTCTTCTTCAACTTTATTTTCGCTTGTCGTTGTTTCTGTTTGTACTACTTCATTTTGCGTCTTTTCTCCTCCAGACATAGCTCCAATCACTCCTATTACTACGAATACCGCCACAATTCCAATTATAACTTTTTTCATGTTACTTCCTCCTTATATAATAAAATTTTTTTTATCTTCCATATTTAATTGCCATTTCCTCAATAAAGTTTCTATCAATAGATATACCGTTGCTAGAATACTCCATGTCATCGTCGCACAGGAGGAGATAGGCAAACTCATTCGCTTGACTTTCATATGTGCTTTTTCTTGGAAAATTCCCGTCAAGCATGAATTGAATACGCCTTGAACTGTGTAATATAGCGTGTCCCAACTCATGAGCACAAGCAAGCTTCAATGAAAATTCATCCAACCTTTCATTCAAAACAATTACTTTTCTTTTTAAAACTCTTTTATAATATCCTTTTGCATGACCTAAGTCTTTAAAAATAATAATAACTCCCATTTGTTTTGCGATTTTGAATGGATCATTAGTTCCGTGGCATTTCACTAAGTTTTTTACTTTTCTGCTAATATCCATATCATCGCCTACTTTTTTTCTCTTTTATTTAATAACTTCACTTCAAAAAATACGTCTTGCAGAGATTGAAATATTTTTTCTTTATCTTCTAAAGATATTTTTTCATCATTAAAATACATAGTAGCTTCCTGCATAAAGTTTTCATATTGCTTTCGACCGTTTGACTTCAAAGAAAGAAATCTATTATCTTGATTATTTCTTTCCATAGGTACGTCATATCCAGTTAACCAAGCTTCATTTACATTTAATATTTTTGCAAATAATTCTATTCTTGCTCTCTTTGGTTGATATACTCCTTGAATATATTGACTTATTGTAGATTTATTGATATTTGATAATTCTGATAATTTTGTCGGTTTTAAATCTCTTAATTCTAAAGCTTGTTTTAACCTTTCAGAAAAACTTTCTACAATTTTCATAATAATCCCTCTTTCATAATTTTCTATAATTCTTATATACCATATTTTTTTGTAAATTACAAATATTTTTTAAAGAAAGTTTGTAAAAACTTAAAAAAATTATTGACAAGTTAAAAATGTTATGTTATATTCGGTTTGTAAAACACAAACAAAGAAAGGAGGAATAAGAATGACCTACAATCATAGCAAATTAAGAGGAAAAATTAAAGAAGTTATAGGTTCGGAAGTAAAATTTGCAAAATTATTAGGAATTTCACAAGCTACTTTAAGTGCTAAATTAAATAATAAGTCAGATTTTACAAGAGCTCAAATTTTAATGATAACAGAAAAATTAAACCTATCCCAAGAAGAATTCTATGACGTATTTTTTTTAAAAAATTAGTTTGTATTTTACAAACAAAAAAAAGAAAGGAGGGAGCATGGAAAATATCAAAGCAGGAATAACATTAGATGCGATTTCCATTGCTGAAACAATTGAAAAAATAAACGAACTAAATAAAGCATTAAAAAAAGCCAAATCACTTATAGATGAATTGGCTCAAAATAAAGTGCTGCTAGAGTTGAATATTGGAGAAGCGACAATATCGGATATACAAGGGAATTTTAGACCATAGATTTTCTTTTTACAGGAGGGTTGGCAAGTTCAGTTTCTTTGGCAATTCCTTGAATAAGATAATCTACATATTTTTTAAAAATAGGAAAGTCAAAATCGTATTTAGCTATATAGTGTGCCTTGTCATTTCCGAACAGCCTTATGACATCGGCTGAAACAGAAATTTGTTTTTCTTGAAATTTAGAAATAACATCAGCCAATTTCATATTTGAAACTTTTTGTGGATCTTCTTGACAAATTTTGATTAGAAAATCTTTTAATAAAAATTCTGCAGCAGTTCTATATCCAATACAAGCTAGTTCAATATTTCCAACATCAGCAGTAGATTTTGATTGATTGAACATTTTTACAAAATTTGGAGATAAGTTTCTTATAGACTCTGGGAGAATTTCAGGTTTTGAATTAGGATATGTGAATATATGTTCAACGTGATGATGAATATCATCGAAAATATAGAAAGAAGCGAAATACTGTTTACAACAAGTAGTTCTGAAAAGTAAGACAAAAATTTTCAAATTATCTTGTGAATGAAAGTTATGTAAAGTTTTTATCAACGTTGGATTATTAGCCCAGCCACAATGAGGACAATGGTTTTCAATCATAAAAGGCAATTCAATAGATAAATCTGACAATCTTATTTTTTCTTCATACATATGAAATCACATCCTTAGAATTTTATTTTTATTATATCACGAGAGGAGGAACTATGAAATATTTATCTTTAGTTTTAACTACAATCTCACTATTGCTATCAATTTGTGCTTGTTACAAATCTTACAAATTACATAAAAAATTCTTACATTAGTTGACGACATAGCGGAAGAAGCGGGCGAAAAAATAGCAAAAGGTGTTGTTGAAACATTAGGGAAAATGTAATAAAGGAGGACTTATGAACGAATTACAAAACAAAAACACATTTACGAGCTTAGAGCTTACAGAACTAATCAATCAATTTAGAAGAGAGGAGGGAGATAGAAAAGAGTTGCAACATTATGACTTACTAAAGGTTATTAAGCTTGAATTTGAGGAAGAAATAGCTGACGGAAAAATTTCCGCCGGGTCCTATAAAGATAAACAAAATCAAGAAAGACCTATGTTCATCCTAGATTTACAACAATCAAGACAGGTCTTAGTTAGAGAATCCAAGTTCGTTAGAAAAGCAGTCATCAAATACATTGATGAACTTGAAAATAAATTGAGAGGTCAATTTCAAGTACCAACTACATTTGCAGACGCTTTGAGATTGGCAGCGGAACAACAAGAAAGGATTGAGAAATTAGCCTTAGATAACAAAGTAAAAGATCAGCAAATTTTAGAACTACAGCCAAAAGCTAGTTATTACGATTTAATCTTACAATGCAAAGATTTGTTATCTATAACAGTGATTGCAAAAGATTATGGGAAAAGTGCTGAATGGATGAATAAAAAGTTACATGAATTAGGAGTGCAGTTTAAACAAAGCGGAGTATGGCTTTTGTATCAAAAGTATGCGGATAAGGGATATACACAAACGAAAACACAAAATTATCCAAAGACCGACGGAACACAAGGTGTAAAAATTCACATGTATTGGAGCCAAAAAGGGAGATTGTTCCTTTATAACTTATTAAAAAATAATGGGATTATGCCGGTTGTGGAAATGGAGGGGACAGAAAATGACCGAAAAAGAAATGGATGAAATTTTTAAACTATTAAGACTTGCTATAAAAAAAATGAATGAGGAGGAATAATTTATGTCGGAAGTTCTTTACACTTACAATGAAATACAAAGAGAAAAAGCTAATTTACTATTGAAAAATCTAATGTTTGAGATGATAGAACAGAAAGATTACGGTTGGAAAGAAGACGGAAGAAAAATGACACATGATGAGATCAAGGCAATGATTGAGGATAAATTGGGTTGCTTGGAAGACAGTCAGTTTGATGTTTTGATTGAAAAAATTGTCAATGCAGTTTTTGACACATTTTAGAAAAAAAAGTTTTTTTAGAAAAAAAAGGAGGAATACTATGTTAAAAAAAAACGCTATGGGAATAATGAAAGACATCAAGGAAGAAAAGATGAGAAATTATGCAAGTTCTACATGTGAATTGATTGGATTTATATACAATGCAAAAATCTCTAAAAAAACAAAAAGAAAAATATTGAAAATGATAAAAAAGCACGAAGCGACAACTTATGAATATATTGGAGCGTTAGCAGAGTATGAAAGTCTTGCAGTGCATGCCAAATATCTAGCAAGTCAATCTAAAGAAATCTAGGAGGATTTTATGATTTTTACAGTTTTTATTTTAGGTGTTGGAGTTGGATTTATTTTAGGAGTTTCTATGAATATAGGCGAGATAGAGGAACCGATAACTCCGAATACTCCAAGACCAGAAGCACCTAAGCCAGTGCCAAAGCCGTAAAAGGAGGCATTTTTATGAAAGAAACAATAACGGTTGATGAGGTAGCAAAAAGACTTGGAAAATCTGTCTTTACTGTTAAATGTCGCATAGTAAAAGGGGTTTATCCTTTTGGCAGACAAATCAGAAATAATCTTGGGACGGGTTGGCGGTGGGAATGTTACAGGCAGCAATTTGAAGAGTATTTAAAAACATCTGCAAGCAACGACCAAGCCCCCGCAGATGTTTAAACAAGAAAAACTATAGTAAAAGTTTTCTTGATTATATCTCAAAACATTAGAAAAAGTCAAGGAGGAAGTATTAAATGAAAAAATCAAAATTACAAATACTATTCTATATAGTTGCAATTATCGCATTTATAGTTATGAGTGTTGCATTTATTTATAGCATGCTAGATATTCCTTTTCCTTTTATTTTGAAAACAATTATGCTAATTTTAGCAGGAATATCTGGGATTGGTTACTTTATATTTTTCGAGGAGATGAAATAAAATGACAATAAAAGAATTAAGAGAAGAAGCAAAGAATTTAGGAATTACAAATGTATATAGCTTAAATAAAACAGAATTAGAGGACAGAATAGCCTTAGAGAAGCAAGAGGTAGTACAAATGTCTATGATGGACTTTAAAGCTTCATTGCTAACAAATTACGAAGTTTTCGACTATGAGGATGAAGAAGCTTGGCATATTTTAAGACAAAAAAGAATTGGTGGATCTGATGTTGGAGCTATCTTAGGAGTGAACCCGTATAAATCTATCATTGATGTTTATATCGATAAGACAGAGGGAGCAACGTTCAAAGGAAATGAGGCGACACACTGGGGGCATATGCTAGAAAGTGTTGTGATGAAAGAGTTTGCTAGCAAGCACAGCGAATTAGAAGTGTATGAAGCCCCTTACTCTGTTGTAGGAGAATATACAATCGCCAATCTCGATGGGGTTTTGAAAAATAAAGAAACAGGAGAATTTGGAGTTTTTGAAGCAAAAACAACCAATGCTTTTAATTCAAAAGCTTGGGAAGAGGATGAAATTCCGCAATCTTACTATGCCCAAGTACAACACTACTTAGGTATGACAGGATATGCTTTTGCATACATTGCAGTCTTGATTGGTGGACAAAAATATAAAGAATTTTACATCGAAAGAAACGAAGAAGACATTGCTTTACTCGAAGAAAAAACAAATGCTTTTTATTTCGACAATATCGTATTAGGAGTTCCGCCAATACCAGACGGATCTGACGCATATATGGAACATTTGAAAAAGAGAGCTTTAGAGTTACAAAGTGATGAAGTTGTAGAGCTTGATGAATTAGAAGAAAAAGCCGAAAAAATAAAGGAATTGGCGGCAAAACAAAAAGAGTTAGAAAAACAGGAAAATCTACTAAAGGAAGAAATTTTGAATGAAATGTTGGCACAAGGTACCAGAAAAGCCACAGCAGGAAGTTTTAAATTTAATATTCAATCGAGAAAAACTACGGATATGAAAGAGTTTGAAAAAGCACATCCGGAGCTCGTAAAAAAATATAAAGAACTAGAAAAAAACTATAAAAAAGAAGCTAGTAGATTTTTAACAATAAGATAGTAATTTAATTTCAATTCTCACTGCGAGATTGTGCCATAAAAAACGTTTCAAAACTTTTTTAGAGTAATTATATACCTTGCCTCTTTCAAGAGGCTTAAAACGGATTTTAAAAATAGGAGGAATAAATATGACAACACCAACGGCAAAAAATAGCTTAACAGCAAATAACGATAGAGGAGTAGGAGAAACAAAGAAACATAAAACAATATTTGACGTAGTGCAGGCAGGAGCGAAGCAATTTGCAACTGCATTACCTAAACATGTAAATTCAGAAAGATTTGTGAGAATTGCTATCACAACAATAAGACAAAATCCTAAGCTCGCCAAATGCAGTCAAGAGAGCTTGTTGGGGGCTTTAATGGTATCCGCACAGCTAGGGCTTGAACCGGGAATGTTAGGACAATGTTATTTAATTCCTTTTGAAAATAAAAAAGCAGGAGTAATAGAATGTCAATTTCAAATTGGGTATAAAGGACTGATTGAGTTATTGCGAAGAAGTGGGCAACTATCAGATATTTACAGCTATGTTGTCTATGAAAATGATGAATTTAGCATTGAATATGGGCTAAGCAGAACATTAATGCATAAACCTAATTTCGATGAGAGAGGAGAAATAAGAGGTTTTTATGCAGTTGCAATACTAAAAGACGGAGCTAAAGCATTTGAATATATGACAAGAGATGAGGTTGTGAAACATGAGGAAAAATACAGAAAAGGCTCATTCAAGAATGATGTATGGAATAAAAATTTCGAAGAAATGGCACAAAAAACGGTGGTTAAAAAGCTACTGAAATGGTTGCCTGTATCGGTGGAATTTTTAGAAAATATCAACAGAGATGAAAAAACAAGCAATTGGAACGAGCAAACAAAAGAAGTGGAAGTTTCAGATGAATTGGTAATCGATGAAGAAACTGGCGAAATTGTTGATAATAGCAATATTGGACGCGATGACATCGCAAAAGGGCTTTTTGCTAAATAAACAAAGGAGGAAAGCATGGAAAAAGAAAAAGTATTGGAAATAAAATTTAAGCTAGTGTGGGGTAAGTGGGCGTGGAAAATTACGAAGAATGAACTATTTAACTTACATGACGGAGTGCAAGAATACGAAAGTAAAACATTGCAATTAAAACTAAAAAAAGAATGTAAAAATTGTATTTTTATGTACAATGATGTAATTGACGATTATGAAGAAACACCGAATTGCATATTACTTTATGAACATGAGAAAGAAAGATTAGAGGAGTTTGTAAAACGTATAAATGAAAAATATGGAAAATCTAAAAGGTGGAGAGCGAAATATGGAGAAAGATATTACTATACCGATTGTTGTGCATATGTGCAATTTGCAACAGAACACAATACAACAACAGATAATAGATTGTATGAGATAGGTAACTACTTTCAAACCAAAGAACAAGCAGAAAAAGCACGTGAATTACAAAAGAAAGCATATCAGGAGGTTTAGAAAATGAGTAAATACAAAGTAAAATTTTATGTTTCTCCGAATTATACGATCGGAGCATCAATGGAAGAAATTATTGATTTAGTAGAAGATTATGGATTTTCAGAAGAGGAAGCGAAAGAAATTCTTGAAGACGAAGATGAGGAAAGATTGAAAGACCTATTCAATGAATGGGTCTGGGAAAATATCGATGGCGGTTGGGAAAAATTGGAGGAAAAGGATGAGAGAGATTAAATTTAGAATTTTTGATAACTCAGAAAAAAAATTTTTAATTAAAAATGAAAAAGTTAGTCGTGGAATTTTTAAAGATAAAGTTTCTGAAATTGTAGATTTTGAAAATAACTCAGTTCAAATAAATAATCCTGAAGATGAAAGATATATATTTTTACAATACACAGGAATGAAAGATATCAATGACAAAGAAATATATGAGGGGGATATTGTAAAAGTTCCACATTTTTCACATGATGAAAGAATAAAAATAAACGGTGTTGTTAAATATGTCGATAATAGAGCTGAATTTGTTATTGACTTAGAAGATATTGAAGAAACTTTTTATTGCTGCAATCAAAGCGAAAGGTTTGAGGTTGTCGGCAATATTTATGAAAATCCTGAATCGTTGGAGGAAAACGATGTGGAAATGTAAATGCTGTGGAAGCACCGATTTTATTGAAAGAGTATCTGGAGGATATGAAAAATATTCAAGTTATGACAAGAATGGGTATCCAGAAGATTTTGAGGAATCCGATTATGAAACAACAATTGAATGCAATAACTGTGGGAATTATAAAGATAATTCTGATGATATTAAAAATATAGCCGACTGGATAGAGGAGGAAGAAAATGAGATGTAGTTATTGTGAAAATGAAATAAAAGAATATGAAAGATTTTATGAAATTAATAACGAGTTTTATTGCGAGGATTGTGTAGAAGAACAAACTGTTACATTCTACAAAATTAAAGACGGAGATGAGCCATATCATGAGGATGAAGTAGGTTGTTATAGAAATAGAGAGAGATACATTGATAATATAAATGTTTATTTGAAATATTATCAAAGTGATTTAGATTATCACTCAAAAAGAAGTGATGAAATTTCAGTAAGAAGAGCAAAAGAGCTTAGAATAAAAATTCAGAAATTAGAAGAGAAAAAAAGAATAGTACTCGGAGGTGACGAAAAATGAATAAATTAGAAAAGATAAATAAATTAGTAGAGAAAATTAAATATTACGCAGAGGGAATTCCTGAGATTTACGAAAACATTGACATAGATTTAGACGACAACTGCATGGAAGACGGAGACATTTTCACAAGACTTGAAATAGATAGAAATTCTATAAGGTTTGAAATAGACAAGAACGGAGAATTTTACATCGAAACTTCTTTAAATAATTTTGAAGAGCTCGACGAACTTACCTTTTGGAAAACAATGTATATCGTAAGCAACCGCTAAGAGATGATGAGGAAAAATTGATGTAAAAAAATAGAAGTCAATCGTGAAAAAAATTTTCCGATTAGAAAAAGGAGATGATAGAGAATGAAATATGTTTTTAGTAAAGAGAAGTATATAGAAAAAGAGGGAACGACAGCTTACGAAAAAAACAAATATTTGGTTGATAAATGCGATAAAAAAACAGTTGTTTTAAATGAAAATGGTTTTGGTTCTATGCAGGGTGTGCATGAGTTTGAAATTTTCGAAAACATTGGAAGAGCCGTGCAAGAATGGTGCGAGGTGGTGGAATGAAACAAGCAAAATTGTTTGAAAACACTTCTCACTATAAAACTATGAGAGAAAGAGCTTTATAAAACTCATTGTATGATTGGTTTATTAGAGTGGGTATTGAAATAATTTAAGTCAGGAGGTGGGAATTTGGAAGAAAAAGAGCCATATTTCCAAGTTCCCAAAAGTCTATTTAGACTTAGACGGGACGGGGGAATAAGTCTTACTGCATTTGATATTTATTTGCTTATGCTTGACAGGTATAACTTATCTTGTAAAGAAGAGAATAAAGAAAGTTTTACGGATAAAGAGGGAAATATTTTTATTTATTATTCTTATGAGGAACTTATGAAAGAGTTGAACACTTCCAAAAGAGATGGAATATCCAAAGGGCTAAAAGAACTAGAAGAATTAGGGCTTGTTAACAAGAAAAGAAGATTTAATAAATCCACTGCTTTTTACATAAGTTCCCTTATAGTCAGTAGTTCCCAAAAGGTGGACGCTAATAAGAATAACTATAATAAGAATAACTATAATAAGAATAACTATAATAAGAATAACTATAATAAGAATAACAATAGCGTTCCTGCTTTAAAAAATGAAATAAGACTACTTATTCAAAATAGAAATATCAAAGTAGAGAATATCCTAAAATATTGCAATGATATTCTAAGAATTAAAGAAGTGTTTGAATACGCAAATACAAATGAAAAACATGACGCTTGGATAATTGCTTGCTTGAGAGATAATTATATCTTAGAAAAAGATTATTCATTGACGGCAGAAGATGTGTTGAGAGGAGGGTAAATTGAGTATAAAAACAATGAGAGGGCTAGTCTATACGGAAGATTTTCGTAATAGCATAGGACAAAGAGAAGAAGATAAAAAAGCTTGTGTTATAGCTACTTGCTCATGTTGCAAAGAAACCGTTATTGAAAGACTTGAAGACGGTCAAGAGGTGGCTTATGAATGTTCTTGTGAAAAACAAGCTAAAATTCAAAGAAGATTAGAAAAATTCAAAGAATTGTCTATCACTGACAGAAATTCGAGAGAGGACCAGTTCAAAAATGTAACTTTACAAAATGACAAAGAGAAAGAATTGTATAGAAAAATTAAGAACTATGTTACAAACTACGATAAGATCCTAGAAATCAACGACGGTTTGTTATTCATTGGGAACTGTGGTACCGGGAAGACATTCTTAGCGAACTGTATATGTAATTACTTAATAGAGCATAATTATGCAGTGTTGAGCTTTAATCTAGGCGGATATTTAAGGACTCTAAGAGAGGATTTTAACCAAGAAAGTGTATTTTTAGAAGCAGTGAAAGAAGTGGACCTGCTTTTCATCGATGACTTAGGGAGTGAAAAACTGAGTGAAGAATGGGGAAAAGAAAAAATATTTAGTTTGATAGATACAAGATACCGGGCAGGAAAGCCTATCATCATCACTTCCAATCTTGATTTGAAAGAAATGAGAGACTTTTTACAGTACAAAAATACAAATAAAATCTTAGATAGAATTTGTGAAATGACAAAAGAATTTAAATTCACATGGCAATCTAAGAGAAAAAGAAAATCAAAAGCATTTTGGGAAACGGAGGAAGAAATAGCATGATTTTTATTAAAGGTAACGTTCCAAGTTCTAAAAACAGTAAAGAAATCTGTTGGAATAAAAATATGAAGAGACCTATTTTGACAAATTCAAAAACTGTTAAAAATTACCTTAAATTGCATGAGATAGAATGGGAAAATCCTAAAACAATTAAAGAATTTAAGAAAAAATTAGAGGGAAAAGAAAAACCTTACCGGATTGGATTCTATTTCATCCGGGACAGCAGAAGAAAGTTTGACTTTATCAACGCCGCACAATTACCATGCGACTTAATGGCTCGACATGGTTGGATAGACGATGATAATGCAAATGAAATAGTTCCAGTATTTCTCGGATACGAAACAGACAAAGAGAATGCAGGAGTTGGAATCGAGGTGTTGTGATGAACTTAAAAAGTGGTTATGAACTAAGGGTTGAAATTCAGAGTTTAAAAGAAACAATTGAGGAACTCAGAATAAATATACAGTCTTTATCAAGCGTTCAATTCAAAGAAAGGGTACAAGGCGGAGAAAATAGCCCGGATAAGAGTATGATAGATAAACTAAGTAAATTATACGAATTAGAAGAAAAATTAGAAAAATTAGTAGAATTCCAAATCAAAATAGCGACAGAAATAGAGCATTTGGAGGATTGGAAAGAAAGAGTAATACTTAGATACAGATATATAAACAACTTCACTTGGGAGCATATCTCAGAAACAACAGGGTATTCTAAGAAGCAGATTTCTCGAATTCATAAGAGAGCAATTATAAATTTTAGAAAAAAATTTCAAAATGTCCCTAAATGTCCTTGTATGTCCCTATGATAAGTGCTATAATAGTATCATGAAAGAAGTGAGGACAGCAAAAATGTTCTTACTTCTTTTTATTTTCATAGAATTTCCTCCTTGAAATTTATGAAGAGAGTTTTGCTGCTTTCTCTAAAAAAAAGTAGCGATAAAAAATCTAAGGCTATTTTAAGCCGTTCAAATTAGTTAGGTATATAATTATACTAAAAACTTTTCAAAACGTTAAATAGCGTATCGAAAACGAGCGAGAATTGATTTTAAGTGCATGGTTATAAGTTAAATTTTAGAGGTGTGAAAATGCTATATAAAATCTGTGGCAGATGTGGAAAGAAAATAAAGCAAAGAGAACAATGCAAATGCAAGAAGAGTAGGCATAGGGTATATGATAGAGAGCATAGAGACAAAGAGAGAGCAGACTTCTATCATAGCAAGGCTTGGAAAGACTTAACGAAGCTATGCAAACTTAAAGCGAATGGGCTAGACTTATATGAGTTAGAAATAAATTATAGAGTAGTCAAAGGGACTTTATCACACCATATTGAAGAACTACAAGACAACAGAGATAGAGCGTTAGATATAAGCAATCTAATTTGGATAAGCGATAAGACACACGCTCTAATACACAAAGAATATAACAAAGATGAGCAATCAAAGCGAAAAATGCAGAGATTGCTCTTTTCTATTATAAAAAAATACTTATAAGGGGGGAGGTTGAAAAAGTTTTTAGTAAGGACTTCCAAAACCGCATCCCCCATAATTCGTGGAGAAAATGCCAGAAATGAAATTTAAATAAATTGGGAATATTTTGGGAATATTTTTTTTATTGTTAAAATATCCATTTTCCCGGTACAAAGGAGGTGTAAAAAATGGCAGGAAGAACAAGAAAAGTTGTTGACATATCCACAGGAAAAATAGGGAAGCAAGCAATTAAAAATCGGCAGGAACAAGAAAAAAAATTGAAACTTGGGAGAGAACACTTGGAAGCTCCAAAGTGGTTATCGAAAACAGGGAGAGAAGAGTTCCAAAGAGTTGTGACAGAAGCGGGAAAAATAAATTTGCTTGATAATCTGGATTTAGGATTTTTAGCAATTTACTGCAACGCATATAGTTGCTATCAAGATGTTACAGAAAAAATATCGTGTAATGGCTATCTCGGAAAAAGAAGAACGGCGAATGATGTTTATGATACTGTCCATCCTCTTTTGGTGGTTCAAGAAAAATACATAAAACAGATTATGCAATGCTCAACAAAACTAGGATTAGCCACTACTGACAGATTAAAGCTTATTGTACCGACGAAAGAAGAGACAAAAGAAAATAAGTTCATTGAACTCATAAAAGCACGAAAACAAGGATAGTTTATGAAGCGAGATAGAACGACAGCTTATGCTAAGTTAGTGGTTAGTGGCAAAAAAATAGCTGGAAGAAAGGAGTTTTTAGCATGTAAAAGGCATTTAGATGATCTAAAAAGAAAGAAGTTTGATTATAAATTTGATGTTGAAGAGGCAGAATTTGCAATTGATTTCGCAAATACTTTAGTGATGAAGAATGGCGAACCTCTAAAAACTAGAGGCTTTCAAGAATTTATCATTGGTTCTTTGCATGGTTGGAGAAAGAAAAGAACAAAAGAAAGAAGATTTAGAGAAGCTTATATTCAGGTTGGGAGAAGAAATGGAAAATCTTTTTTGTCAGGAATGCAAGCGACATTCTTTAGCACATATCTAGGCTTGAAAGATAGAATATTCTGTGCAGCAACAAAGCAAGACCAAGCGAATATCGTTTGGGATGACGTTAGAAATTTTATTGAATCCGACAGCGATTTAACAGAGTTATACAAAGTAAAAGAACACGACAGGACTATAAAAAGTCTAATCACAGATACAGTGATTAAGTCTTTAGGTAGAGATACAAAGTCTATGGACGGTTTTGGAAACATCTTGTCTATATGTGACGAGCTACACGCTCACCCTAATAATCAAATGTATAAATTGCTATTAGATGGGCAGGCTGACGTGGATAATGCTTTGACATTAGCTATCACAACAGCAGGATTTAACTTGAATAGTTTTTGCTACGAACACTATCAATTCTGTGAAAAGATATTAGAGGGATTAGTTGAAAAAGAAACACTCTTTATATTCATTTGCGAAATGGATAAGGATGACGATATTTGGGATTGGAAAAATTGGTTAAAAGCGAACCCTTATTTTCTTTTCAACGAGGACGGAACACCAAATCAGACTAAAATAGCACGATATTCTGAGAAAGTGATTGACGCAAAAGAAAAAGGTGGAGATGACCTTACAAATTTTTTAACAAAACAACTTAATATGTGGGTAACTGCAAAAGTCGGACAATATATCGACTTAGCAAAATTCAAAGAGTGTGAAAGTGATTTAACGTTAGAGGATATGCAAGGCAGAAAAGCATACTTAGGATTTGACTTATCAAAAGGTGGCGATTTAACAAGCATTGCTTTAGTTTTTCGCTTGGAAAACGACAAAATATACATATACAGTCATTCGTTTATGCCAGAGCTGAGATTGGAAGAACATGAAAAAACAGATGATGTGCCTTACAGAATTTGGGTAAGAGAGGGGCTTTTAACTCTCACAACTGGTGCATTTGGAATAAAGACGGATTATAAGTTTATTATATCCCATTTAAAAGAAATTTTAGAAAAGTATGAGATTGAGATTGTGGAATGCGGCTATGACGCTCATAATGCAGGCTCTTTCTTGGCGGATTTGGACTTTCTAGGCTGTGACTTAACAGAAGTGAAGCAATCGGCAAAGTCTCTGAATGACACAACGGTTGATTTTGCTTTATCAGTCAAAGCAACTCAAGTGCTTTATGATAAGAAAAATAGTTTGTTAAAGTGGTCTATCGCTAATGCTACTACTACAAGCAATAGTTTCGGGGAAATAAAAGTGGACAAGCAAGCACAAAAAAACAGGATTGATCCTGTGGACGCTATTCTTGACGCTTGGAAAATCATGTTATTGAATAAAAAAGAAGATGTTGACATCAATGAATCTGTTGCAGATTGGTTGGAGTTAATGGGATAAAATCACGTAAAAAGGAGGTGGAACATGGGAATTATAAGGAAGTTTTGGAATAAAGTTACTAAAAAAAGTGAAACAACTTCTATAACTGGAATGAATTTTGGCGAATTTTTTGGTTTAAAGACAGGTGCGGACATGTCAGAAGTAACATATTTTACTTGTTTGAAAGTATTATCTGAAAGTATTGGAAAACTCTCGTTACATTTGAAAGACAACGATAATAACAGAATTACCGACCATGACGCACTTTTAAGGTTAAGAGGAGTAATCAACCCTTTCATGACTTCTAGCACTTTTAAAACACTGCTAGAATACTGGAGAAATCACTACGGAAATGCTTATGCTTATTTAAGTTATGATTTGAGAGGGAAATTGGTTGGGATTTATCCACTAGACCCAAGATATATCAAGATTTGGATAGATAATGTTGGGTTTTTTAACGGGAAAGAAGCTCTTTGGTATGAATTCAATAAAGACGGGAAATCTTATTTTTTTAATAAAGATGAAATTTTACACCTAAAAGGTGGACTATCTAAAGACGGTATCGTCGGCATGTCAGTGCGAGAAACACTCGCTACGACGCTTCAAGGTGTCAAAGCCAGTCAACAATACCTTAACAGCTTATACGATAGAGGATTGACCGCTAAGGCGATATTAAGATACACAGGGGACTTGAACAAAGAATTACAAAAGAAACTACTTGAAAAAATAGAAGAATTTATAAATTCTAAGACAAATCCTACCGGTGTTATGCCCCTACCTCCGGGTATGGATATTATCCCTTTGGATTTAAAGCTTACAGATAGCCAATTCTTTGAATTGAAGAAATTTACAGCTTTACAGGTTGCGGCAGCTTATGGGGTAAAGCCTAATCATTTAAATAATTATGATAAGTCAAGTTATGCGAATTCAGAAATGCAGAACTTGACTTTTTATATTGATACGTTGCTGTATATCTTAACTCTTTATGAAGAAGAATTTGACTTGAAGTTATTGACGGAAAAAGAAAGAATGCAAGGATTGCATTTTGAATTTAATGTAGCAAGCATTCTAAGAGGGGATTTGAAGACACAAGCGGAATGTTTAAGTAAATACGTGACAAGTGGAATTTATACGATAAACGAAGCGAGAAAAAGAGCAGGAATGACGGAAATAGAGGGAGGCGATGTTGTAGTAATGAACGGTAGTTATGTTCCTTTGGAACAATTAGGAGTAGCATATAAAGACAAAGGAGGTGGAAAGAGTGAATGAAAAATGGTTAAAAATCAGAAACGAAGCAGGTATCACGGAAATTTTTATTGACGGAGATATTGAGAGTGAAGTGTGCAACGATGGATGGCTAGAAATGTGGGGAATAAAAGATACAAATATTTACCCGTCGGCAGTTCGGGACGCTTTAAAAGAAGCAGGAAATGGAGAGGTTCACGTTCATATCAATAGTTGTGGCGGAGATGTATTTGCAGGAGTGGCTATTTGTAACATGTTGAAAAATCATAAAGGAAAAACAGTTGCTTATATTGACGGCTTGGCTGCAAGCTCTGCCTCAACGATTGCATTTGGTTGTGATGAGATCATCATTCCAAGCAATGCTTATTTGATGATACATAGAGTAAGCTGTGGAGTATTTGGAAATGCTGATGAGTTGGCGGAGCAAATTAAGATTTTAGAAAAACTAGAAGATGGAATTGCTAATAATTACATGGAAAAAGCAGTTGAGGGAGTGGATAAAGAGCAAATTTTGAACCTTATGAAAGAAACAACTTGGTTTACCGGAGAAGAAGCTCAAAAATTCTTTAAAGTCACAGTTGGAGAAAAAGAAAACTTTATCAATTTTGCCTTTACGAACCAAAAATTTAAGCACATTCCAAAGGATATTCTGAATAAAATCGAGGGGAAAAAGGCAGATTTAGAGGCAAAAGAAAAGGCAAGAATGGAAAATTTAAGTAAAGAAATCGATATTACATTAGCATTAGGAGGTATTTAAGTATGAAAAAATCAGTGGAATTGAGAAAAGAATATGAAGAATTAAAGAACAGTATTGCGGCATTAAAATCAGAAAACAAAATTGAAGAAGCACATGCAAAGCTTGCAGGATTGAAAGATTTGGAAAATAAAATAAGAGAAGCAGAAATTGAAGAAACAATGAATGCAGGAGTAGGAGGGAAAAAAGAAGTGAAAAACAAAGAAACAATGAATGTGAACAGATTATTTAACAGATTGATTACAGGAAAATCATTGAATGCAGAAGAAATGGAATTTTTAAACAAAGCAGGAACTCCGGGACAAGTGGAAGCGACGGATTCTAAAGGTGGATATTTAGTACCGACAGAACAATTCAACAGAATCAAAGAATTGAGAAGGAACTTGGTTTCTTTAAAACCTTTGTGTAATGTTGTTCCTGTGACTTCTTTTAAAGGAAATATGCCGATTGAAACTGAAACAACAGGAGAATTGATTGCATTTGAAGAATTGAATGAGATCAATAAAGGTGATATTGATTTTGCACAAATTTCTTGGAACGTAGCTGATTACGGGGACATTATCCCGATATCAAAATCACTGTTGGCTGATGAAAATGTAGATTTAATCAGCTATGTTGGAAGAAGATTTACAAAGAAAGCAGTAAATACAGAGAATAAAAAAATTCTAACTTTATTAAAAGGGCTTTCAGGAACAGAAGCAGCAGATTACACATCGATAGTAACAGCTTTAAATGTGACTTTAGATCCTGCCGTCTCTAATAATGCGGTTATTATCACAAATCAAACTGGATTTGACTATTTGGATAAATTGGTAGGAACAGACAAAAGACCATTGCTAGAAATAAACTTACAAAATACAACACAAAAGAAATTTAAAGGGAGAGATATCATTGTGTTGTCGGACGCAGTATTGGAAATGGAAGAGGTGACAAAGGCTCCTGTTTTCGTCGGAGATATGTCTGAATTCATAAGCTTCTTTGATAGACAAGGGCTTGAACTAGCAACATCAGATGAAGCTGGATTTACAAAAAATGTGAGTTATATTAGAGCAATTGAACGATTTGATGTAAAAAAAGTAGACAGCAAAGCTATGGTTTATTTGAAATTAGCAACTGCTTAGGTGGTGGATTATGGAAATTTTAACTTCGGAGGAGATAAAAAACTATCTTAGAATTGACTATGATGAAGATGATAAGTTGTTGCAATCTTTACAGGTTGCGGCAACTGCTTATCTGCAAGACGCTATTTGCAATTTGGAAGAAAGAATGAAGAAACAAGAATTCAAAGAGAGGACAAAGTTGCTATGTAGTGTGATTATTCAAGAATGGTACGACAATCGAGAGCATGGAGAGAGCAAAGATTTCAACTACACGATAAGAAGCATGCTTACTCAATTGCAGGCAGGTGGTTAAATGAATGATATCACAAGCAGATTGAGGCATTTGGTGGAAGTTTGGCATTTGAAAAATATCAAGAACGAGCTCGGAGAGAATGATAAAGAGCCAAGATTGTTGAAAAAGGCATATTGCGAGATTGTTCCTCAAAATTCTAGCGTAAAAACAGGGCAAGCGGAAACAGAAAGTAATGAACATCAATTTAAATTCACTTTTAGAAGAAAATCAATCCCAAACATTCAAAAAGATTGGTTTTTTCTTTATGATGGATTGAAATATGAAGTTATTTATTTCAATCAGGACTTCAAAGATAATCAATTTATAGAGGTTTTTTGTAAAAGAGTAGAGGAGTAAAACATGAGTGATTATGGTTTCTCAAGCAAAGATTTAGAAGAGATTGAAAAAGAAGTGTTAAGACTTGCTAAAAAATATCCAAAAGAAGCTCGAAAATTTCTTGGAAAGCAAGGGAATGAACTCAAAAAAAAGGTGAAAGCAAAAGCAAAGAGCAAAATTGGAAAAAAAACAGGAAACTATATGAAAGGATTTAAGCGTGGAAAGGTTTATAAATACATGGGAGAAGAGGACACAGTAAGGGTATATAACAATATGCCACATGCCCATTTGATTGAACATGGGCATATTATTAAAGGGAGAGGAAAAAACGGAAAAGAACATGGATTTAAAAAAGGCTATCATATCTTAGAAGAAGCGGAAAAAGAATTTCATGATGATTTTGTAAAGGCATCGGACGCCTTTATCGATGAAATCTTGAAAAATGGAGGTTTTTAATGGTTAAGCTAAGCGAAATTTTGAAAACTGTAAATTCAAAGCTTGCGGAAACTTTCCCGGATGTCGAGATAGATAGTAAAGACTTATCTGAAAAATTCAATAGACCTAGCTTTAGAACAGAGTTAGATGGATTGAAAACAAATGCATTTATGACAACCTATAAAGAACGAGAATTTACAATCCGTATATACTTTTTTCCAATGGAAGCAGGAAAAGGAAGATTGGAGAGGTTGAAAATAACGGATAAGATAGAAGATATGTTTTTGCACACTCTTTGGATAACAAAAACATTCGCTATTCCTGTTGAGGAGATACATTTTGAAGAAACAGACGGGGTTTTAATAGCAAGCTTTGATAGTTATACAATAGAAGAAATAGAAAACGATATTACAGCAGAAATGATGGAAGAATTGGAATACAATGTAAAAAGTTAGGAGGTAAAGAATGGGAAGACCAACGATTGATATTATTTTTAAGCAAAAAGCAATCACAGCAATCAAAAGAAGTCAACTTGGGATTGTAGGGCTTATTGTGAAAGAGAGCACGAAAGATTGGACAAGGAGACAATATAAAAATATCACAGACATTACAGACAAAGACTATACAAGCGAAAACTTGCAATTAGTCAAGGATTGCTTTGAATTCACTCCTGCAAAGGTTGTCGTTTTTAATTTAAAAAGCGGGACTTTGGCTGATGGGTTAAAGGAGGTTGCAAAAGAAAGAATTAACTGGGTAGGTTTAGGATACGACGGAAAAGAAGCAGATACAGCTACTTTGGTATCTTGGATTAAGTCTATGCGAAAATCTGGAAAAACTTATAAAACAGTCGTTCACAAGGCTACAAAGCCAGACAATAAAGGGATTGTAAACTTGATGAATGATAAAGTTACATTTGCAGATAGCAAGAGAGGTGAGAAAGATGGTTGGCACTACATTCCATCTGTATTAGGAATGTTAGCAGGATTGCCAATGACAAGATCCGCAACTTCTTTCTTATGTAGCAACTTAGTAGAAGTATCCGATTTTGAAAATATTGATGATGTCATTGACAAAGGTGGTTTCTGCTTGCATAAAGACGAGGGAGATATTCGAGTTGCTAGAGCTTGTACATCACTTCAAGAGATTACACAAGATGAAACAGAAGACATGAAAGACATTATTATTATCGAGTCAATGGATTTGATGAGAGATGACATCTACAATACTTTTAAGACTTGGATTGGAAAATACAAAAATAAGTACGACAATCAAGTATTGTTTTTTTCGTCATTAAATGCTTACTTCAAAGAATTGGCAAGAGAGGATATCTTAGATAAAGAATATGACAATTATGCAGAAGTGGATATTGAAGCTCAAAGATTGGCTTGGTTAGGCGTTGGAAAAACAGAAGTGCAAGATTGGGAAGATGAAAAAATTAAGAAGCTATCTTTCAAGAAAAAAGTCTTTATGACTGCACAAATTAAGATATTGAATGCGGTTGAAGACTTTAAATTCACTATCAATATGTTTTAGGAGGGTTGATAAATGGCAAAGAAAATGGATAAAAACAAGATTTTGAGAGGTTCCTTTGGTGCTGTTTGGCTAAACAATGAAGAACTTGGGGCAGCAAAGTCTTTTGAAGCGAAAATCACGTTGGAATATGAGGATATTGATATTGCAGGAGATTTAGGGAAGCATAAGAGATATATGGGCTTTACAGGCGAAGGAACAATGACGCTACACAAAATAGATTCCTCGATTGCAGAATTACTGCATGTTGGTATTCAAACTGGTGATATTCCTGATATTAAGATAGTTGGAAAATTGGAAGACCCAACAGGATACGGAGCGGAGCGGGTAGAATTTACTGGTGTAACTATCAATGAAGTTATGGCGTTAAAATGGGCAAATAAAGAGATTAGAGAGGAAGAAGTTCCTTTTTCTTTCTCCGGGTACAGATTCATTGATTTGATTAAATAATTAGGAGGATATTAAGAAATGGCAAAGAATATTACTTTAGAAATGCTATTGGCTAGAAAGCAACAATCAAATGACGATAAAATGAAAATTGTTCTTTTTAATTCAAAAGTGCTTGGAGGAACGATTGAGATTGTCAAGCAAAAAGCAAGAGATGTCATGAAAATTATGGATGACATGGAAGAAAAAACGATGACAGCTAGCACAGAAGCTAACTGTAAATTAATTTTAAAGCATTGCCCAATTTTTCGAGAAAAAGAATTGCAAGTTGCCTATGATGTGGCAGAGCCTCACGAAGTGATATTGAAAGTATTTGATGACAATATCGGAGAAGTTGGAAAACTTACAGAAAAAATCTTGGCAATCTATGGGCTTGCAGATGAGAATAAAAAGAAAAACTTATTAGAGGAAGAAATTGAAGAAATAAAAAACTAATTGAAGAGGACGCTGAGATGGCGTTCCTCTCTTTTTATGCTCTAAAAGGCTTTAAGTTGGATTATTTATTGAATTTAAACTTAACTGAAAAAATGTTTATGTTGGCAACAATGGAACTAGAGATTGAAAGAATAAACAAGGAGGTATCAAGATGACAGGAGCAGGATATTTTTTTGCTGTGTTGATTTTAGCAATTGGTGGAGTGTACTTATTTTTAAGAAATAAATATAAGAAAAATAAACCAAAAGACTTGTATAAACAAGCAAAAAAAGATTTAAAAAAATAAAAAAAGTTCTTGACTTATGTAGCTACAAATGATATTATATATTCAAGAGGGGAGGAATGTAAATGAAAAATGCATTCTTGGGAGATAATCATAATGATATGTGCCACAATAGAGTACATTATAAAAATTGCAAAGTGGCTCATCAAAGTGATTAGGAGGTTCAGAGGGCGTTAAGCCCCTTTCCTCCCCTCCCTCTAAAAAAAAGAAAAAGGAGGTAATAATATGTATGATAAGTGGTGGGAAATAGCTTTTAAAATATTCGTAGTAGTGAAAACTATAGAGTATCTCTATAAGCTTTATAAATGGATTAAAAATAAAAAAAATAAGGACTCTTAACATAATAGTTTAGAAGTCCTTATTTCGATGCATTCTTGGTAACTCTATATTATCCTGTTTTTCTAAAAAAGTCAAGGAGAAAAATTATGGAAGAAAAAAAGAGCAAAATGGGGCGTCCTACAGACTCTAAAAAAAATCTAATGTTGAGAATTCGATTAGATGAAGATGTTTACAAAAAACTGGAAAAACTTTCTAAAATTGAAAACGTATCCATGTCCGAGTTTGTCAGAAACTTCATAAAAGTTCAATATAAGAAAAAATTCAAATGAAGAGCCATACGGCTCTTTTTTTATACTCAAAATTCACGAAAGGAGGCTATATGGCAAAGAATATAAATGTCTTATTAAGCTTGAAAGACCAATTCACAAAGCCTTTACAAAATGCGACAGCTAGCACAACAGGAATGAACAGGGCTTTACAAAAAGCAGAAAGGCAGATGAAGAAGTTTGGAAATGCTGTAAAAGCAGGATTTAAAAAGACGGCAAAATATGCAGCGATAGGCGTTGGTGCAATCACTGCCGCGACTGGACTATTTATAAAGCAGTCACTTGACGCTGCAAAGGACAAATTAAAAGCTGATAAAATGTTGGAAACTAGCATGAAAAGAAACAACATATTTTCGGAAGAAAGAATGGCAGCCCTCAAAAGCGAGGCGAGTGCCTTGCAGGATTTAGGTGTAGTTGGAGATGATGTTACGCTCGCAGGAGCAGGACAACTATCCATGTATAAACTCAACTATGAACAAATCAAAAAAACCATGCCTGTTTTGTCTGATATGGTAGCGAAAGAAAAAGGATTGAATGGTACACAAGAGGACGCTATTGCTATGGCGGATGTCATCGGAAAAGCTATGGCGGGGAAAGTAAAAGGTTTACAAAAATATGGAGTTCAATTGTCCGCAGCAGAGGAAAAGGCTTTTAAAACAATGAAAGCAGAACAAAAACTTGATTTTATTGTAAATAAAGTAAATGCTTCAATAGGTGGGACTGCTAAGGCTCTAAGAGAAACAGATGAGGGGAAAATTGCAGCAGCTAAGGGAGCTTTTGGAGATATGCAAGCAGAACTTGGAAAAAAACTAATGCCTTATTTAGGGCGGTTGGCAGAATGGTTTCATGGAAAAATTCCGCAAATTCAGGCTTTAGTTCTTAGAACAGCTGACACTGTAGAACAAATGATTATGAAAGCAGAACCTTATTTGATACAAATAAAAGACTTGATTGGTAGCCTGTGGGATAAAGCAGGTCCTGCATTGAAAGAGTTCGGTGGAATACTGCTTGACGGAGCAAATGAAGCAATAGAAATCGCTCAAAGCATTATAAATAACTGGGATAGAATAAGCCCGGTTGTTTATACATTAGTTGGGGCATTGGGAGCTTATAAACTTATCATGTTTTTGTCTGTAGGTTATACATACGCTATGATTGGGGCGTTGAAAATAAAAGCAGTTTGGGACGCTTTACAAATAGCAAGAGCAAATGGCATGACAACGGCACAATGGGCATTGAATGCAGCTATGAACGCCAATCCAATCGGATTTGTAGTTGCAGCAATCGCTTTATTAGTTGGTGGAATATGGCTATGTATCAAGAATTTTGATTGTATAAAAGAAAAAGCATTGAGTCTATGGAATATGTTAGATAACAATCCAATCGGACGTTTAATTAAGTGGTTTCTTAAATTTGGAAATCCAATCGCAGCAACTATAAATTTGTTTCTAACCCTGAAAGAAGCTATTTATGAAAATTGGGACGCAATCACTAATTTTTTCATGAAAGCATTAGATATGATTTTACACCCAATTGATACTGCAAAAAAGGCAATTGGAGGCTTGATAGATAAGTTTAAATTTTGGAACGATACGGATCCAAAGGATAAAAAATTCAATATCGTAGAGAATAAGACCTCAACAAGCACTACAAAAACACTTGGAAGAAAAGCGTTGGGAACTTCTTATTTCAAAGGGGGAGCGACTAGAATAAATGAGGGTGGACGGACAGAAACGGCAGTATTACCAGCAGGAACTAAAATATTAAGCCATGAGCAAAGCAAAATTTTATCCAGTCGAGGAAATCAAAAAATTGAAGTCCATGTTCATATTTCAGGAAATTTAATAGGCGAAAAGGAACATATGGAAAGATATGCAGAATACACAGGGAAAAAAGTATTGGCAGCGTTAGGCAATATGTAAGGAGGGGGTAGAATGGAAATTATCTTTATGGCTGAAAATGAAATTGGGAAGCAAGAAACTATCGCTATTCCTGTGGTGCAAGGAATAGAAGCTATTTCTTGTGAAACAAAAGATGAAGAATTTGAGACAGCGAACGGAAAAACATTAAATTTGATAGGAGGAAAAGGATTGAGAAGTTTCTCTTTTTCCTCCTTTTTTCCAAGCAAAAAATACTATTTTGTAAGTTGGTTTAAATTTAAAAACCCAAAAGAGTATATCCGCTTCTTTGAAAAATACAGAGATTTGAGAGTTCCAGTTCGTGTGATTGTTATTGATAAGTATCAAGTTGTCTTGAATATGTTATGCCGATACAATTTCATATATCAAATCAGAGATAGAGCCGGAGATATTCCTTATACTTTAGATATAAAAGAGTATATTCTCCCGGCGACTGGAAGTGATAGTGGTGTATAAAATTATGGTAAAAAATAAAGACATCACAGATTATACAGGGAATATATCATGGCGTGATAGTGTTGACACATTAGGAGTTGAATTGAGCTTTGATGTCGCAGTTAATCGCTACGATAAAAATTTTTCGTTTCTTTGGGATATTACACTAGGGGACAGCGTACAGCTAATAAACGAACAAGGAGAGAGCTTATTGCAATGTATTATCGTCTCAGAAAGCCCGAACGGAAAGACTACATCATTTACAGCTTATGACATGGCTTGGTATCTTAATAAAAGTACGGTTATTAAGCAATTTAAAAAAATGGTTGGAAATGATTGTGTAAAATCTTTGTGCAAAGAAATCGGAATAAAAGTTGAAGTTAGCGGGCTAGACAACAAGATTGATAAAATTTATAAAGATAAGACTATTTCTGACGTCATCTGGGATATTATAAAGCAATGTTCTCAACACAATTCCAAGCGATTTTTTATCGAAATGGATAAGGGTATATTAAAGATAGGACCTTTCAAAAAAATAAAAGTGACAGGAAAATATGAAATGCACAAAGATTTTTTTCTTGATGTTCAGCAAAATGCAGGAAATGTCTCTTTGAACAGGTCTATTGTAGATATGAAAAACTCTATTTTGGTTGTTACGAAAAATAAAAAAGCAGTCAGAACGGTTGGAAAAGAGCAGGACGGCGAAAGCATAAAGAAATACGGGAAGTTGCAACAGGTCGTTATTTTGGACGAAAAAGAACATAAAAAAGCAACTCTCGTAGCTAAAAATGAGCTAAAAAAATTAAATAAAATTACTGAAAATTTCTCAATAGACATATTAGGAGATGACAAAGTAAAGAGTGGTAGAGTGATTGATTTAGACCTGCCATTTTTTAGTATAAAGGGGGAGTTTTTTATAAAAGAGAGCAATCACTCTTTGCAAAATGGAATCCATAAGGCAAGTTTGAGTTTGGAGGGATACAAAGATGAATAATAACGAAAAAGCTTGGGATATTGCAATGGCTGAAAAATTCAAAGAACGAGATAATCCAAGTCCAATTGGGGCAGTTTTGGGGAAGATATTGAAACCACTCCCGAATATTTCTATTGAACTTTTAAATGGAAATGGAATCATTGACGCCGACAAGATATATTTATCTAACGCAATCACAAATAGATTAGCGATTGAATGTACGATGAAAAATTACGAGAGCAAAGGGAATACTTCTAAAAGTTGGGAAAGTTCTAATAATTCAGTAAGCGGATTGACAACAAGCGGTGGAGGGGACGCAATGAGTTTATCAGGACACAATGGAAATTTATCCTCTCTTTCTGCCCCAAACACGAGTGCAGAGCAAGAAAACAAAGAAAAAGGGAAATTTATTTTACAAACAGTATTTCACTTAAAACCCGGTATGTTTGTTCTCGTAATCCCTAATGTAGAAGAAGATAAATTTTTTATAGTTGACGTATTCAACTATGCACCGGAGGTGAGTTTAGAGTGGGAATATTACCAGAAATAAACTTTTTTGATTTTTCTAAAAATAATGAAAATGAAGAAAAAATAAGTACCGGGAAAACATTTCTAATTGATTTTCAAAAAGGAAAAATGCTTAGAGTTAATGGAAAGTTGATAAAAACAGATGATGAAAGGGCTGTTAGAATGTGGATCGAAAAAGTTTTGTTGACTGAAAAATACAAATGGAACATTTATAAAGACAATGGCTCTAATCAGTATGGTATGCAATATAAAGCGACATTATTAGGGCAACGATTTCCGACACCTGTCTTATATAGCGAATTTACGAGAGAATTGGAAGAAACGGTATTAAAAAATAAGCAAATAAAAGAAATTAAAGATATTGATGTAAAACTTGTAAAGCATACATTAGAAACGAGATTTACTGTAGTTTTGCAAGACTTTCACGAATTCGAGTGGGAGGGTTATTTATGATTATAAAAAAAGAACAAAAAGAAATATTAAACAGTATGCTTGATAGAGTGAACGAGGAATATGACAGAACAGAAGGGGGATTATTCTATGATAATTTAGCCCCTGCTGCAATCGAAATGGCAGTACTTTATGAAAAATTAGACTATATTTTTCTTAATTCTTTCGCAGAAACGGCTCAAGGGGAGTACTTAGACAATATTACAAAAGAGGTTGGAGTCTTTAGAAAGCAGGCTACGAAAGCAAGAGGGGTAGTGACGATACAAGGTATTGCAGGTACTTCAATTCCGCTAGGAACAAAAGTTGCAAGTGATACTTTTATATATTTAACAACAGAAGAAAAAACAATATCTATGAATGGAACTGTAGATGTTCCTGTGGAAAGCGAAAAAAGTGGAGAAATATACAATGTTCCTAAAAATGCAGTAACTTTATTTCCTGTCACTATTCCGGGATTAAATTCTGTTACAAACAAATCTCCAATCACTGACGGGTACAATAGAGAAACTGACGAAGAATTAAGAGAAAGATACTATTTTAAAGTTCGGGAGCCTGTGACATCCGGGAATGTATATCATTACAAAAAATGGGCTTTAGAAATTGAGGGAGTTGGGGGAGTAAAAGTTTTTCCACTTTGGGCAGGAGCAGGAACTGTGAAGGTTGTTATTGTAAACAACAAAATCGAAACAGCGAATGAAGAGTTGCTACAAAAAGTTAGGAATTATTTAGAAGAAGTTAGACCAATCGGGGCTACTGTTACAGTAAAGAGCGCAACAAATAAAAATATCTCTATCACAGGAACTGCGAAAATAAGTAGAAATGTAGATTTTGAAGAAGTGAAAAAGATTTTTGAAAAAGAACTGAAAGAACACTTGAAAAAAGTAGGATTTAAGCAAAACTACATATCTTATGCACAAGTTGGGAACATTCTCTTAAACGTGCAAGGAGTTAATGATTATGACAATCTAAGAGTAAATAATGGAGTTGTAAATATACAGCTACAGGAGGAAGAAATTCCAAAATTGCTTAGCATAAATTTGCAAAAGGAAGTGGTGTAATTGGAAGCAGATAGACTTATGAGGCACATGCCAAAGTATTATAGCGTTATAGCTGAAATTATAGTATTGCAGAAAGCGATACAGGGAGAACTGGAAGAATTGGATTTAAAAAGTCAAGATATTCTTAACCAATTTTTCATCTACACAGCAACTTGGAGCTTGCCAATTTGGGAGCGAATATTTGGGCTTTCTGTAGGAGATGAAACTTCTAATATTGAAGAGCGGAGAGAAAATCTTATCTCTAAACTTAGAAGTTACGGAACTACAACAAAAGAAATGATTATAAGAGTTGGAAATGCGTTTACAAATGGCGGGGTGCAAATCATCGAACACAATGAAAATTATAGCTTTGAAATTGTATTTACAAATGTAATTGGAATTCCAAAAAATATGGAAGACTTTAAGAAAACAATCGAGCTTATAAAACCCGCGCATTTGACGTATGAAATAGTCTTCAAATATCGTACTCATAAACTTTTGAGACAGTTCACGCATGGTGAATTAAGAAGATACAAACATGGCGAATTATATAATAGAAGTGACATACTTGGGGGGGTTGGTAATGAGTAGAACAACAAGATTTTTAAAATTATTTCTGCCAAGCGACAACGACTATTACAGAGTTGAGCAAGATCAGAACGAAAACTTTGAAAAAATCGATAAAAAATTAGAGGAATGGGATACAGGCAAAGAGCCTAAAATTCATAAAAAGACAGGATTTAATCTGAATAAAACAGACGATTATGACCAACAAGACAGCAACAAGCTTGCAACAGGAATGGCATTATATCGACTTTGGCAAGCGATGAAAGTCATGACGGGAAGCATAGAATTAACTTGGGAAGCTATTAGAAATAAGCCTGCAAAGTTTCCACCTGAAAATCATAATCACGATAATCGATATTCCCGCTCAGATCATACTCATGATGAAAGATACGCAGGAAAAGCTCATGCTCATGATGACAGATATTATACACAAGAACACATTGATGGGAAGCTTGCTGAAAAATCCAATGTCGTAAAAAAAGTCTGGTCAGGCATGTATACAAAAAAAGGAGGAATAGTATGCTCTCTTCCAAGTGGCTGGAAAGTCGTGTTTATTCAGATAAGTTGGCATTCAACTTATAGAGGATCAACAACTACAGAAACTTTATTTAAAGATACTTACCAATTAAAAGGTTTTGGAGTAGGCGACGAAGGTTCATCTGAATACACAATAGAAATTGATTATTATGACAGAGTTAAATTCACAGGACGTGGTCAAGGCGATGACGCAGCTATTGAAGCAGTGCACGTCATATAAATAGTGGAGGAACGATGAAGAAAATAAAAATTTTAATTGATGAAAATAAAAGATTATTAGCATACTGTGATTTTGGGGAATTGGAGAACTCTATGGAGATTACTGTAGACGACGATTTTCAATTTAATAAAAGTTTAGATGATTATGTTTATCAGGACAAAAAAATAGTTTATTCTCCAAACTTAGACAGGATAAAAAAACAAGTCAATGAAAAGTGGAAAATGGAGAGACAAGAAAAAATTGACGCAGATTTAGAATACAAAGGCTCTATTTTTCAAATGAGAGAAGACGTTGACGTAAAGAATTTTGAACAGAGAGGGCTTCAAATTGCACTCGGTCAAAAGAAATTAACAGATAAGGAAGAGTGGCGATTAAAAGACAATACTTTCAAAGAATTCAATTATAAAGAACTTTTAGAAATAGTAGGACTTTGGGGAGATAGAAAAACAAGAATTTGGAATGACTTGAAAAGAATGTGGAAAGAATTGGAAAAAGCAAAATCAGTAGAGGATATTGAGAAAATCACATGGAGTGAGGGTATATAAATGTATCTGAGGCGTTTTCAAGAGGTCGTTTTTTTTTCGAAAGGAGGTAAGAAATGAAAACGGTACTGATAATAGGACACAATGCAAGAGATAAAGGGGCATACTCTCCATATCTCAAAATGTCGGAGTATGATTATTGGAGCGAGGTCGTGAAAGGATTAGATGTTCCGATTCTCCGCAGAAATCCAAGTCTAGGCTATGGTTTGGAAATGAGAGAAATGCTTAGTAGATTAGAACAGATAGATTATGATATTGCTATCGAACTGCACTTTAACAGTGCTATCTCGAATGCGGAAGGGGCGGAAGTTCTAATTTACAGGGGTAACAAAAAAGCTAAAATGCTGGCACAGAACTTGTTAGACAGACTAGTAGACAAAGGACATAGAAACAGAGGAATTATAGAAGTTTCTCACGAACGGGAAAGAAACGGAGCTTACGGGATATGTAACAGCAGAGGGCACTATCTATTGATAGAGCCTTTTTTCGGTTCAAACGAGAAGGATTGTATTTCTGTTAATGAGATGAGAGGGATACTGAAAAAATTTATTGAGGAGGTCGAAATATGAGTGTAACACTAGGGACAATAATGGGCAGTACAATCGGAAAAAAAGTAATAGATAAAGTGCTGGATGTTGTTGAGAAAAAAATTCCGATGACAAAAGATCAGAAAGAAGAATTGCAAGCGGAGTTGGCAAAAACAAATTTAGAAATTGCAAAAACAGAAATTCAAGCAATCGAAGCAAAAGGAAGATTTATAAAAATAGTAACTGGAGCTATGCCGCTTATTGCTTGGATTTTGCCACTTATGGTCTTATCTTTAGCTATAGCGTTCAACTATCAATTTTGGTCGGATGTATATTATACAAAGCACGGAATGGAAGCTCCGATTTACAATCTGGATTCGAGGTGGTTTGAAATGGGAAATACCTTTATCCAATACTTATTCTATGGAAAAATAGCCGGGAAACTAAGTCCATTCCACGACTCGGATGGAACTACAGGTAGTAAGTTTTTAGACAAACTTTATAGATAA